TGCATGGTGCGGCTGACCCTGATGGCCGCGCCGAGGAGGGTGACGCCATGACCTACTCCGAGTTCCTGGATCGCAAGCTCCACACCGGCGCCGACCACGGCTTTGAGCCAACTTGGATGCCGTCTCAGCTGTTCCCGTTTCAGGAGTCGCTTACCACATGGGCGCTGCGCAAGGGCCGAGCCGCGATCTTCGCAGATTGCGGGCTGGGCAAGACGGCAATGCAGCTGACCTGGGCAGAGAACGTTGCACGCCACACCGACAAGCCGGTACTGATCCTGACGCCTCTTGCAGTTGCAGCTCAGACCGTCCGCGAGGGTGAGAAGTTTGGCGTCGAATGTCATCAGAGCAGAGATGGCGCCATACTGGCGCCCGTTGTAATCGCAAACTATGAACGTTTGTCGTATTTCAATCCTATTGACTTTGGCGGTGTCGTTTGCGACGAGTCAAGTATATTGAAAAACTTTGACGGTAGTCGACGAAATGAAATAACTAACTTTATGCGCAAGATGCCTTACAGGCTGCTCGCCACGGCTACGGCTGCCCCTAACGACTTCATTGAGCTGGGCACCAGTTCGGAGGCTTTGGGATATATGGGCCACATGGATATGCTCGCAAGGTTCTTCAAGAACGATCAGAACAATCTAACATCTAGGCGCATGTATGGAGAGGCGCCAAAGTGGAGGTTTAAGGGTCATGCCGAGACTCCATTCTGGCAATGGGTCACAAGCTGGGCCAGGGCGGTGCGCAAGCCATCTGATCTTGGGTTCACTGATGACGGATTCAATCTGCCGGACTTAATTGAGGTTGATCACCTTATTGACTCGTCTACGGTACCTGATGGAATGCTGTTTGCAATTCCGGCGACGGATCTTAGAAGTCAAAGGGCAGAGAAGCGCAGGACCTTGACAGACCGATGCGAACAGGTGGCCGCCATGGTCAACTCATCAGCAGGGCCGTCACTCGTCTGGTGCCATCTCAATGAGGAGGGGGATCTGTTGGAGCAGCTTATACCTGACTCCGTTCAGGTATCCGGGTCGGATTCTGATGACGTCAAGGAACGCCGACTAGTTAGCTTCGCTGAAAATCAGTCACGAGTTTTGATCACTAAACCTAAAATTGGCGCCTGGGGCCTAAACTTTCAGCACTGCAACCACATAACCTACTTCCCCTCTCATTCGTTTGAGCAGTATTATCAGTCAGTTAGGCGCTGCTGGAGGTTCGGGCAGAAGCAACCGGTGACGGTTGACATAGTGCTAACCGAAGGCGAACGTCGAATCATGGAAAACCTGCACCGCAAGCGACAGCAGGCCGAGCGGATGTTTTCGTCTCTTGTCTCAGAGATGAATCATTCACTAGAGATTAACCGCAAACCCTATTCATCCAACTCAATCACCCTCCCATCATGGATGTCCTCACCGATCGTTACGCCATCTACAATGGAGACTGCATCGAAGTCATGCAAGGGCTCCCCAGCGAGAGCATCCACTTCTCAATCTACTCGCCGCCGTTTGCCGGACTCTACGTCTACAGCTCAAACGAGCGAGACATAAGCAACTGCCAGGACTATGGTCAGTTCTTTGATCATTACGGATACGTGGTGTCAGGTCTTCATAGGTTGACCTTGCCTGGCAGGTTGACGGCGGTTCATTGCACTGACATTCCGACTGGCAATAGCGGGCAGGATGCGCTCATGGATCTGCCTGGAAAGATAATCGAATTGCACGAGCGCATGGGATGGCACTACATTGCCAGGCATACGATCTGGAAGGAGCCACTATGGGTACGCAACCGGACTATGGTGAAAAACCTGGCACATAAAACAATCGTTGAAGATGCCGCTTATGCCGGAGTGGCTTCAGCTGATTACCTACTGATATTCCGCCGTGACGGAGAGAACCCTATCCCGATTGCTAATCCTACTGGGCTGGATCACTACGCTGGCGAATGCCCGATCCCTCCAGAGCTGCACAAGTACAAAGGATGGAAAGGCAAGCAAACAGAAAATCGCTTCAGCCACTGGATATGGCGTCGCTATGCCTCATCCGTTTGGGATGACATCACCATGGGACGCGTTTTGCCATTTTGGGATTCCAAGGATCCAGACGACGAAAAGCACGTGCATCCATTGCAGCTTGATGTCATCGACAGGGCTATCTGTCTTCGGTCCAATCCAGGCGAGACGGTATTGACTCCATTCATGGGAGTAGGATCCGAAGTATATGGCGCGGTGCAGTTGGGTCGTAGAGGGGTTGGAATTGAGCTGAAGGAGTCCTACTTTAATCAGGCAGTGAAGAACATGGAGATCGCCGTAGAAGACACGCGATTACCAGATCAGTCCAGCCTGTTTGATCTTGACGGACTCAGCGCATGACCCCACCCATCATCACCATCGCCCTGGCCCGTCAGCAGGACGGCGACGACCTCTGGCGCATCTGCTACGGCAGCACCTGCCGCGAGACGCCGGACTGGTGGCAGATCACGGTCTGGCTGGAGCAGTTCCGCCGGCTGATGGCAGGGGAGCCGGAGGGGGATGGGGCTAGCCCCCCGGCTTAACCACCAGCGCCCACCCCGTCGAGGGCCCATCGGCCTCCCAGCGCCTGAGCCAGTTCCGGCGGCTGTAGGCGATCCCAGCCCCCCGAGTGTGGTTGACGTAGCCGCCGTTGAGCATGTCGGCCTCCCCGTTGGGGTCGTGCATGACCACAAGGTCAGGGGTGAAGCCGATGCAGAGGGTCCAGTGGCCGCCGCCGGTTGGCGCAGTGACAGGCCCCTTGTGGAGCCAGCCGACACCAACGGGTCGACCGGCCAGGATCTCGGCCTCCAGCAGCCCCACGGCGGCATTGGTGACGAGCTTGGCGTCAAGGTCAAGGGACCGCAGGGCGGCAACCTGGGCGGCGCTGTCGGTGGTGTCGCCGAACTTCGAGCGGATGGCGTTGTAGGTGTCGTCATTCCGCACCCGCCCGTAGTAGGCGGCGATCATGGCGCTGGTGGAGCTGAAGCACTCGCGGTAGCCGGTGCCCGAGGCGTTGTCCAGCTGCGAGAAATAGGGCACCCTCAGAGCCTTCTCGGTCGGCCGCTGGGTCTCGCCCCACAGCTCGGCCTCAGCATCACGCCGGCGTCGCAGGCCGACCTCGCTCGGGCCGCCGGGGTTGACATAGAGCCGCAGGGCTGCCGGGACGGCCGGCCAGTCGCGGGCCGCCAGGACACGGGTGATGGTGTCGAAACCCTTGGCCCCGTAGAACCCGGCGCCG